TACAAATTTCTCTAATTATTTTCTCAACTTTATCAGGATATAACATAGGCTCACCGCCAGTTAATAAAATTTCATCATACCCCGTAAAATCAGTACAAACAGGCAAATTTTTAATATCCCAATCTTTATTACAACAGCCAGAACAGTTACGATTACAGTCTTCCCAAAGAATTAATCGTAATTTATTCACTTTTTCCTCCTTCATTACCTTAATTAATTAATCCTAACATACTCAATATATCACAATAATAGCCCAAAGTCAAGAAAATATGCCCTGTCATAAAAAACTTTTTCGTAGCAACTCCTTAATCTCACTAAAGTTACAAATCTAACTACTTTATTGCCAAGTTTTCCCTTTACAAAAAAATAAATCCTCGGTATAATAATCCGTACAAGGGAAGCGGGAATAGAGGTACAGTACTACTAAAGACATTAAAAGGCAAAGTACGTACAAGAACTATATACAAAACTAATATTAACGTCTTTTAATCGGAGATAAGAAGCGATAGCTTCTTGAAACGTATTAAAAGGCGTGTTTTTTTTGAAAAAATTTAACGACAAAAACAAGACCTTTCTTTGGTATAAAAATAGTAAGGTTAATTCCGAGTTTGCCCTATTTTTGGGCAATATTAATCATAGCAGGTTTCCTTGTTTTTTAATCTTTAACCGCATTTCTTTTAATTGTTCTGCTATCCCCACTACTTGTTCATAAAATAAATTTTCGGACGCATAGGCTTTTTTGTGCTCTACTACCCAAGGATTGATTTTTTCCATATAATGCCACATTTCATGGATTATTGTTTTGGTGATGCTTTCTCTGGTTTCTCCGCTGTCAATATTGATATTATGGGTTTCTAATTCAAATTCCCCCCGATTCTCCTCAAGTTTGTCCCAGACAATAACCACCCTTGATGGGATAGTAACATTCTTGTAGCACCTGAGAAATATAGAGAATATGGCTATAATTAAGTCATTAATGGTGGTGCGGGGAATTGGGCCACGTCCTTTTATGGTTGTTTTGATCATTATTTATAGCTCCAGCGTTCTTTTCTGATGTTTAACATTACTTGAGTCAAATGTGGGCGGGTGTTTTAATATTTCTATTTCTTTCAATAGGGCTTTGTTTTCTTTTTGGAGTCTAATTATTTCCGCCTTATTTAATTCTATTGTGTCATCGCTATTAGGATAAGGTTCGTTGTTAGATATAATAGTAGTTTTTACACAGAGGTCATAGTCCATAGGATAGTATTGTTTGCATAAAAGGCACTTTTGACGACTTTCATCCCAATTACCAAATTGATGACAATCTTCTACAATATTATCTTTAATCGTCATTTATTCTCTCCTTTCAAATCAAGAATAGCTCTAAATTTTTCAGAAAGCAAGAAAAAATAATAAATGTGTCAATTTCATTTGACTTTAGGCGATTTGTGGGGTATCCTTGATTTGAGTTTATGAGAGGATAAACTATGATGCAGGGTTGGCTAAAGGCTAATAAGGTGTCTAAATATATACCGGAGCTAGAGATTGACGAGAATTGTCCCTTGTGTAGGGCTCCTATTTATGTATATATAGAAGGGAATCTTATTTTTAATGAAAAATGCCCGGAAGGGTGTTATAATCACGTTACCGATTTGGAAATGTCAGATTTTATGTTGGATTGGTAAAGGGTTAACAGATGAAGATATTCCTTGACGACATACGAAACGCTCCTGATAATAGTTGGGTAGTTGTCCGTGATGGGCATATTTGCATGAATCTTCTATCAACTGGAATAGTAACTGAAATAAGTTTTGACCATGATTTAGGTGATGACTGGTGTAATGGATATGATGTACTTTGTCATATTGAGTTATTAGTTTGGCATGGAGCTATTTTAAAGCCCATTATTTATATACATACTGATAATGCCGGAGCAAGAAATAAGATGGTTTTGGCTAAGAAAAAGATAGAGGAAATGTGATGAAATGGATTAATACAGATAATATAGTTCTAATTAAATCATGGTGTAAAGATTTAGAGGAAGGGGCTTTAGCACAAGTAGAAAATTTAGCTAACCATCCATGCGTGTTTAAGCACGTAGCCATAATGCCAGATTGTCATGTGGGATATGGAATGCCTATTGGTGGGGTAGTAGCATTAAAGGGTGCAGTAGTGCCAAATTTTGTCGGGGTGGATATTGGCTGTGGGATGTGTGCGGTAAAAACTACTGCTAAGACTAGTGGGGTTACTACTGGTATATTACATCGGATTATTGATGATTTAAAATTAAGAATTCCAGTAGGTAAAGAACACAGGAAAGCCCCCCTTGATTGGGGTGGATTTGATGACCCAGATTTATGTTCTATAATTAAGGAGAATCTTAAATCTGCTGGACATCAACTAGGAACTCTCGGATCGGGCAACCACTTCATTGAGGTACAAGTCGATGAAGAAGGCTATATTTGGCTTATGCTCCATAGTGGTAGTAGGAATATTGGATATAGGATTGCAAATCATTTTCATAAAAAGGCAGTAGAGTTATGTAAGAGGTGGTATTCTCCCGTGGAAGCAGATAATTACTCGTCTGCTTTTCTTCCCATTGGGACTAAAGAGGCGGCTGAGTATATAACATCTATGAATTGGGCTTTGGAATTTGCCAAAGAAAATAGACGGATTATGATGAAGATATTTAAAGAAGTTATAAATTCATTTACGGGGTGTACGTTTAGTGAAGAAATAAACATCCATCATAATTTTGCGGCTATAGAGAATCATTTTCGAGAAAACGTATGGGTACATAGAAAAGGAGCAACAAAGGCTTATAAGGGGCAATTAGGGATTATTCCGGGTAGTATGGGGACGGCTAGCTATATTGTCAGAGGATTAGGAAATATTCAATCATTTAAGTCTTGCTCTCATGGGGCCGGTAGAAATTGTGGTAGGGCAGAATTTTGTAAAACACATACCGTTGAAGAGTGTAACGAGAGTATTAAAGATGTTGTATTTTCTGGATGGGGTGATAATAGAAAAGGGAATCCTGATATTAGTGAAGCTCCAGAGGCATATAAGAATATTGATGAAGTAATAGAATCACAATTGGATTTGGTAGATATAGTAACAAAATTAAGACCTTTAGCAGTAATGAAGGGATAAATAAATGCTTTTAGAAGATATTGGCTTTTACACCCTATCTGATGATAGAGCAAAAAATGTTAGTATTGATAGTCCTTTATGGCGGTGTGAATTATTGCTTACTGATAAATGTACCTTTAAGTGTCCTTATTGTAGAGGAATGCGGGAAGATCTTCGTGGGACATTAACATTCAAGGAAGCAAAGAACGTGGTAGATTTATGGATTGCAGAGGGGCTTAGAAATGTCAGATTTTCTGGGGGTGAGCCTACTGTATGGAAGGACCTTGTAAAATTAGTGGCCCACTGTAAGAAAAATAATGTAGAAAAAATAGCAGTTTCTACTAACGGTTATTCTGACTTAGATTTATATAAAAGATTAATAGATGCGGGAGTAAATGATTTTTCTATATCATTAGACGCATGTTGTGCCGCCGTTGGTGATAGAATGGCCGGTAGAAAAGATTCGTGGGATGTGGTAGTAAAAAATATTAAAGAAGTAAGTCAACTGATTTATACTACCGTTGGGATGGTTTTTACTAAGGAAAATATAGCACAGGCCAAAGAAAATGTTCTATTTGCAGACTCATTGGGCATTTCAGATATAAGAGTTGTTCCAAGTGCTCAGTATAATAAGGCTTTAAAAATTTTAGAAACGTTGCCGAGTGAGATTTTGGATAAGTATCCTATTTTAAGATATAGAATAAATAATGTTAAAAAGGGTAGAAATGTTAGAAAAATGACTAAAGAGGACAGTGGTAAGTGTTGGTTGGTTTTAGATGATGCCGCTATTGCGGGTGGTTATCACTTCCCGTGCATTATTTATTTGAGAGAGGGTGGAAATCCAATTGGTAAAGTTGGGGACAATATGCGGAAAGAGCGTGAAAATTGGATGAATGTCCATAATTGTTGGGAAGATAAAATTTGTAGAGAAATGTGTTTAGATGTTTGTATTGATTATAATAATAAAGTGGCTAAATTTAAAGAGACATAAATAATGTGCACTCGTAGCTCAAGTGGTAGAGCATGGGTTTTGTAAATCCAAGGTTGGGGGATCATGGCCCTCCGAGTGCTTTTAAAAAATAAAGCTTGTAAAAAGGAATAAATAAGGTATAATATTCAAATGCAGAACTATGACGAGTATGATGAAAAACGGGAACGCAGGGAGTCAAAGAAGGAAAAGCAGAAGCTCCAGCACAAGGAGCAGAAGAAAAAGAAAAGACGGATAAAGGAATAAATCATTGCCCCATAGTATAATAGGTAATACCAAAGCTTTTGGAGCTTTTATTTCAGGTTCAAGTCCTGATGGGGCATTTTTAGGATAAAGTATGACAAGTATTGTTATTAGTGGTTTGATTTTAGCAACTTATCTTCTATATGGAATGAAGCACAGGTCAGGCCCATTTATAGGAATAATAGCCAATTTTCTTTTTGCAGGAGCTCATTCCAGACAACCAGAGGATATTGGCTATGTTGTTTTAGGCGTTATTTTGGTCTTTGTAAATTTATGGAATTTTGTTAGCTGGAGTAAAGATGATGAAGTGGAATAATGTAGTTATTGATGTTGATGGTATTTTAAGAAAAGATTCGCGGAGCAGTCGCTCTGCTTTACGTGATGATGTCTTTAATCTTTATAATTTGGTAGTTAAGCACAGGCCAAAACGGATTTTGGAGATTGGTGTAGATTATGGCGCATCTACACGAGCCCTTATGCTTGGTTTGTTAAAAGTTGGGGGGGACAAAATAGAGAGCATCGATAATCGAGATTGCAGCACTATCTTGGATATTTTAATGCCTACTCCCAAACTTACTAAATTAGCTAAAGAATATTGGAAATTTCATTTAGGTGATAGTAAAGATAAAGAGTTGCTGGATACGATTGAAGATTTTGATTTCTTATTTTTGGATACAAGTCATGTTGCGGAGCAGACGGTAGTGGAATTAGATATGTGGCTCCCAAAACTTAAACCCGGTGGTGTGGCAGTTTTTCACGATGTTAAAACACGTTTTGAGGGCGTTCAAATTCCACTGAATGATTATTTTAAGAAGCACCCTGAGTTTAATTGTCTTTATACAACCATGCCAAATTCTCGTCATGGTTTGGGTGTTTTAATGATAGAACCAAAAGAAGTTATAAACAAAGAAATAAAAAAAAGAGATATGACTTATGCAGAGGCAGTAGAAGAAGCGACAAAACTTGATAATGATGAACTTATGGAAGATGAATTAGAAAAAGTTAATGCTAAAGAAGATGTTAAGGTAGAGAATGATAAAGAAATAAAAGAGGAGTAAATAATAATGCCCAACAGCGCATTGACTATAATGACCCCATTTGCCTCCCGGAAAAAATGGGTACCCGAATTTTATATAAAAACAATCACGGCTTTGGATCTTTGTTTGTCCGAAGGACAACATCCTTCCTTTGTGTTTGTAAATAATTCAGGTAATCCTTCCTATTTGGATCCTATTTGCGACGCCGTAAATAAAATTTATCCTGAAAGCACTATTCATTGTATAATTGATGACGAAGTTTTTGATAACCCAAACTCTGTTGAAAAGACCACCAAGATGTACAATCTTTGGTGGAAAATGAAGGATTATGTAGATGGAGATTATGTGCTATCTTTAGAAGATGATGTTGTTCCCACCCCAGACGCAATTACAAAAATGAAGGAATTTTTAAATTCGGATTCAAATATTGCTTTTGTGTCGGCTGCCGTACGACGAAGGGGTGGGGGTTGGATGAATCATGCTATTATTAATGGTGTAATGAAACACTGGATTCAGGATGACCCGTTTGAGGTTCATTTATCTCATATGAGTTGTGTTTTGTTTCGTGGTGATGTGTTTCAAAAATTGTCTCTTGAAAAAGTATCAAATTATGTATGGGAACATACTATAATGAATGATATAAAAGCGATGGGGATGAAAGCATGGTGTTTAGGGTATCAATGTGTGGCCAAACACTATGCAAGTCCAGAGAGGTTTTGGTAGACAAAATATGGTAGCAGACGAAAGACATTTTGGAAATATGCATGGTGGTACTAATGCTAAGAATGAGTGGCTTACTCCACCATCTATTTTGGACGCTTTAGGAGAATTTGATTTAGACCCTGCTAATGGTGTAAATATGCCTTGGGAAACGGCAAAACATAGTTTTACTATTAAAGACAATGGTCTAATGCAAAAATGGTTTGGTAGAGTTTGGTGCAATCCTCCCTATGGTAGTGAATGTGGAGAATGGGCAAAACGATTGGCTTTTCATGGTAATGGAATAATGTTGACCTTTGCTCGTCCTGATACTAAGTGGTTTCACGAACATGTTTTTAATAAAGCAGAAGCTATTTTATTTATCAAAGGAAGGCTAAAATTTCATCATATTGATGGAACGCCCGCTTCTAACTGTGCAGGAGCACCCTCTTGTTTAGTCGCGCATGGAGAAGAAAACGTAATTGCATTAGAGGACTCTGGATTAAAGGGTTATTTGGTATATTTAAAATAAGGGATAAATAAATGATTATCAACGAAAATGAAGCAAAACGAATCTTAAATAAATATATGGTTGGTCCTACTTATCAGAAAGGTATTCCATTACACTGTGAAGATTTGAAGAAAGGTATTCTTGGTTTTCCTTTGATTCAATATGGTATTATAACTACAAGTAGGATTCAACGCATTTTAGCCATTGGTTCGGCTTGGGGTTATGTGCCAAGGATTCTTGCAGAAGCAGCACAACAGACTGATGGTAGAGTTGATTTTGTTGATGCTTCTTATCATTATAAAAAAGATGGTCATTGGTTGGCATGGGGTGGTACAGATAATTGGAGTAAGTTTGCTAACGACTATAAGGCAATGAAAGAATATTTTGATGGAATGCCGATTGACCTTCATGTTCATACAATAGAAAATTATTGTTTATTGCGTCCTAATGATACGTATCAATATATTTATGTAGATGGAAATCACAGTTATGAGGGAACTAAATCAGCTTGTGATTTAACATACCCAATGCTGGAGTGTGGTGGATTCATGGTAATGCATGATACTAATGTTCAACATATAAATGATGCAAGATGTCAGGGACCAAGACATGTGGCTGAAGAGATGCGAGGCAAATTCAAATCTTGTTTGGAATTTGGAGAAGCACCGGGTCTAACTATTTTCAGGAAAGAATAATGTCAACAAAAGTAGCGTTATATATGCCGCAAAAACTCCATAGTGGGAAAGGTGTTCCAGTATGGCATTCTCCGGCCCTTGCTTATTTTTCTGCTGTAATAAAACGAGATTTACCACAGTTTGAAGTTGTCTATAACCCCCCTGTAAATACTTTATCTCCCGGCGATTGGGCGTTAATTACTTCTGTTACACAGAATTATAATGCCGCCCTTGAATTGGGGGAGCAATTACATAAACAGGAAATTTGTACAGTTATTGGCGGTCCTCATTTTTCCGCATTACCTAATTTAGAAAATACCCCGTTTGATTTTGGGGTTATTGGTGAGGGGGAACTGGCCGTTCTTAAAATATTGTGCGGTGACTATGCTCCCGGTATTGTAAAAGAAGAACAAATTGAAGACTTAGATTGGCTCCCCATTGCTGATAGAGGTACCATCGGTGGTTATAAAGCTAATAATTGGGTAAATGGTTCTAGAGGCTGTCCTTTCAAATGTGCCTTCTGTTCTTCCAGAATGATGTGGGGCAGAACCAGATACTTCTCCCCTCAGAGAGTAATTGAGGAAGCTGAGACTATTATAGGGCATAGTCCTTATCTATATTTTGTAGATGATAATTTTACTCAAGATGCTGATAGGTTTATTGAAATTTGTGATTTAATGGAACAGAGACAATTTAAAAAGAAATTTTCTCAAATATATGCGAACATCAGGGCCGATGCATTTAGAAAAATTGATATTCTCCCACATTTGCGACGTGCCGGATTTAAGGGAGTCGCAATAGGGATGGAATCGGGATCAAATAATACTCTGAAAAAAATACGAAAAGGCGTTACAGTAGAAAAGAATCAAGAAACAATAGATAGGTTACATAAAGGTGGAATAGGGGTGGTAGCTTCTTTTGTTACGGGGATGCCAGATGAAACAAAAGAAGAAATAGAAAGCACAAAAGAATTTTTAGTTAAAAATAAGGAGAAGTGGTTGATTGCCGTTATTTATCCAGTTATGCCATTTCCCGGCACGGAGTTATGGGACATTGCAAAAAAGGATGGGTTAGTCTCAGAGGATATGAATTGGGATTTATTGAATGCTGATATGACATCACGAGATTGGGACTGGGATAAATATATTATCCTATCTGATAAACTTACAAAAGAAGATTTACAGTCCGTTTGTGCTTATTATAAACGAGGTCAGTATTAAAATGAATAGAGAAGAAGTTTGTAGGACGTTGGGAGTTTTTGCGGTAGATATAAATGCCTGAAGATAATGTAAGAAGAGCTTTTAGTAAAGTTAAAATTATTATGGATGGGCATGGACAAGGAAGATTATGGTTAGATGGTGTTGAAATTCGTGCCGTAGTTGGTTGGGATATAGCGACTAGAGTTGGGGATACAAATAGAATGACAGTGCAACTTTTAGTGGAAGAGGTAGAGATTGATGCTCCTGTAGAAGTCACTTTAGTAGATACAAATTATCCTCCTGAAAATATGTTTCCAAGAACACTAGACCACAGGGAATTGGAATTTTCTGGTGAAGAATAAAGATAAAACATTTGAAGATATTATGCTAGACCATTTATCTAAATATCAGATTTTATGTGAGATAATGAGATTATCTAAGGAAATAAAACGCCACAATAATCTTTACTATCAAGAATGTATGCCAGAAATAAGTGATTATGAATATGACATGATGCTAAAGAAATTAGAAAAACTGGAAGAAGAAAATCCAGAGTTTCTTTATCCAGACAGCCCAACACAGATAGTAGGACACTAAAAATGATTAATCAATTTGATTTATTAAAAAAAGATTGGAACGTTCTCATTAATTGAAGAATCTGATTACGTTGAGAATGCTAAATTACAAGAGCGTTTAAAGAATTTGGGGTATATGTAAATGCACACTGAACACGAGAGATGCGGTTGGTGTCGTAAAATAGGTCATTGTGATGATATGGTGGAGATAATGAATAGGACTTATGGTGATAGAAGTATTGACTGGTATTGTTCAGATTGTTTTTTTACTAATTTGGTTATAGAAGTATCAGCAAAAAGTAAAAGAGCTAGATTAATTTTTCACGGCATTACTAGAGATATTAAGGACGAAAAAGATGAAGGATAAAACAGTAACAGTATGCACACCATTTGGTCCAAGGAAACCGTGGGTAGCAGATGTTTGGAAGCAGGGGGTCCTGAATTTAAGTCTCCCTGATGACGCCCAATTCATTCTTTATAATAATACTGGGGATAAATATTTTCTTGACCCAATTCAGGAGTGGCTCAATCAAATAAACCCAACTTGGTTTTCTATCATTCTTCAAGATGGGGATACATCTTCATTTTGCGCCCTCAATCAAGCTCGTCCAATAGCCATAAAATTAAATAGATATTGGCAAGATTTTATTGACTTAGCGGATACAGACTATATAATATCATTAGAGCATGACGTAGTTCCAAAATGGAATACATATAACGAGTTTGTCAAGAACATAGAGGAAACAGAGAATGCTGGAGCAATAGCGGCTCCTGCCAAAACAAGGCACGGGGCGCATAAGTATGTTACTATGGTGAGACAAGCAACAAGTGGGTTTAGTAATTTTGCATTTATGACGCCGAAGGAAACTGGCTTAGAGGAATGTGGGTGGTCATCTATCTGTTGTGTGCTATTTAAGACGGAGATACTGAAATCATATCAAGTAGAGGAAACAGATGGGTTTATGCTGAAGAGAGGCTTAGAGGGCGCTTTAATGCGCCATGTGTGGCTCTCAGGTCAGAGGACATATGTAAATTGGGGTTACTCAGTGAATCATTATCAGGATGAAAAAAATTATGTCTAAGTTTTGTGTTATTTGTAGGAATGGGGAGCGCTATGAAAGTGCGTTATGCCCACACTGTAATTCTGGTAAGGAGAAGAAAAGTATGTATAGAACCTATTGTTATTGTGCTGGGTATAATTTATTAGAATTTGATTGCTTATGTAACTATCATAACGAATTTGGAATGGTTATTGGAAAATATACTCCTAATCAGATAAATGAGAAAGATAATGACGATCCTGATGAATATTTAGCTGATGACACAATTAAAAAAGGATAAATTAATGCACGTAGAAGCCCACAATGGAATGAAAAGATGTATAGATAAACACCTTACAAGTCGGTTTGAAGAAAAGCCAAATTAACAACTGTGGAAATATTTGTTGAAGGCCTGTTGACGTTTGGTGTGGCAACAAAATGATAATATTGATGAATATTTAGCCGATAATATAATTTTAAAAAGTTGATAAAAAATAATGGCTAAGATTTCAATAAAAGAGGTGCTAATCAAAGAGGAACTAAAAAAGGTTAGACTAGTTGCAGTTACAGAGCAGAGTTTAAATGATATATTTTTAAGTGGTAAAGATATTTGGCAATCTTTTGGGCTTGATGGGATCGTAGTTAATCCTAGAATTATATCTATACATCATGAAATAGAGAAGCAAAGATTGCTGTTAAAAATACAATCCCCATCATTTTCTCCTATTGAAGATGGGTGTGAGATTCCAATTATTATCTTATTGGTAGAAAGAAAGGATGAAAAAGAAGAAGTATCAGAGGAGACAGAAGCAGAAGCGGCAGATAGGATACTCCTTGAAGAGATGGAGGTAGCAAGGCAAGAAATTGTACAAGGAGGTTATAGAGTACGACCCAGAGCAGTTCCAATGGCAGAAAGTCCATTTCCTGGTAATGCTTTTAGAGATTTAATGGAGAGTTCGGGGATAGAAGATTTTCGTAATAGGTCAATACAAAGAGAAACAACTGATGAACTTTTTAGAGAACGACCTCAGGCAGTTTCTTTTCAATCAAATGGTAGAAGAACAGAGGATACTCAAATAGATTCAGATGAATTAGAGGCGGCACGAAATACATTTATAGAGGAACAGGAAGATATTATAGAACGGAATAGGTCCACACTAGCTGACTAAGAAATACGCGCAATATATTCTAATCTCTAATAAAATCTAATTATAACAAACCAACCAAAACTAAAATTTAGTTATTGAAATATCTCCAAAATATGATATAATGTGACTCAATAGTCAGAAGTTGACTATTTTGATATTGCTCAGAGTGATTCAAAATGAAGTCATTGGAGATAATTAGAAATGCCTACCAAAAAGAAAAACCCACTCACAACAGATACAATCGATTTTGCAAAACTTTATACTCCGACTAGTAAACAAATGGAAGCACATTTACGACCGGAGAAGTATATATTATTTGGGGGAGCAATGAGAGGAGGAAAATCGGTTCACAAAGATACTATAGTGTTAAGTAAGACTAAAGGATATATTCCTATATGTGAAGTAGAAAAAAATGATTTTATTTTATCTATGACGGAAAAAGGCAAGTTAGAATACTCAAAAGTATTGAATACAAATTATATTCCAAATGAACTTACTTATAAAATTACTACTAGAACAGAACAATCTATTATTTGTAGTTATACGCATCCCGTCTTAACGCAACGGGGGTGGGTAAGATATAATGAATTAATTTTGGATGATAAGATTGCAATTTCTAGACAGCACCCTTCTCCCGATTTAGAATTTTCTGAGATAATTTATGATGGGTGGTGTCTTGCTATCATTGCACATTTAATTGGGAATGGGTGCGTAACAGAAGGCACTCCAGTTCTATCTTGTTTTAATTTAAAACAAATTCAATTTCTACTTCGTATTTTGCCTGAAAATTTTAAATTTACTGAATATAGCGAAGGAAAATTTGGTATTTCAGACCCAAAGAATCCCGGTAAAAATTTATTAACTGATATATTAAGAGAATTAGGGCTATATGGTAAAACTAGTTATTATAAGTTTATTCCTCATCAATATAAAAATCTTTGTAAAGAAGATTCTGCTTTTTTCTTAAATTGTCTTTATGGGACGGATGGTTGGGCTTGTTTGGGTGAGAAACGTTGTGAGGTTGGTTACACTAGTACAAGTAAACAATTGGTTCTTGATGTTAAAGATATGCTGTTAAAATTTGGTATTGTTGGTATGTTTAGTCAGAAAAAAACTCCATCTGACTTTGGAGTTGCTTATACTATATCTATTAAACGAGCCAATGATATTAAAAAATTTATTAAAGAAATTGGGATTTATGGTAAAGAAACGGGGACTGGGGCTTGTTTAGCTCGATTAGAAAATACTAAGTGCTCATTTAACGGTGATACTATTCCGAAGATTATGTTTAAGCATCTTTTGGATGGTATGAGTTGCTCTAAAGGGACTAAGCAATATAAATTAAAGAAAAATTTTAGATATTTAGGACAGCCCACTGTACAACGTCAATATCTTCAAGAAGCTATTAAAGATTATCCAGAATTTGGTGTTTTGTATGACGTTGCACATTCTGATTTATATTGGGATGATATTAGATCGTTGGAGAGCCTTAATAAAGAAGAAAATTTATATGACTTAGAGATAGAAGGAAATCATAATTTTGTAGCTAATAATATTATTGTACATAACTCCGCTTGGCTCGTTGCAGAAGCTCTGCAACTCTCCTTCGATTACCCCGATAATAGGGGATTTTTATGTAGGCATGAAGCCGCTACATTTATGAAGACCACCTATTTAGAATTAATGAAATTTTTACCGCCAGAAGCCATAGCTAATCATAACCAGAGCAGACAGTTTATTGAATTAATAAATGGTAGCCGTATTGACTATGGTGGGTTGAAGGCCACTGAAGGCGCAAAGTCTTTGGAACGATTAAAATCAATGACATTAGGTTGGTTTGGAATTGATGAAGCGACTGAAACAAATGAAGAGTTGTTTAAATTATTAATGACTCGTTTATCCTTGAAAACACCACGTTCCCCAAATATGCATTTCAGGGGAATGATAACAGCAAATCCAGAGCCGGGTTGGGTAAAGCAACGGTTTGTAGACCAACAACAAGATAATTATTATTTTGTATCTGCACTTCCTAAAGATAATCCCCATAACCCAGATACCTATGAGTCAGAATTACGGAGAGAGTTAGAAAAAGACCCTGAGTGGGTGGCTCGATATTTAGACGGGGATTGGGAAGTTGATTCCCTGACCCCATTTCCATTGGTATTTCCTTTATCTAATATTAGGTCTGCTGTAGATTTGGGGAGATTGGATAAGTGGGAAATTATAGAAGATACTAAAGATAAAGATAAAGATGAAGAATGGAATCCAGAAGTAGATGGGGAACAAACAGCAGAAGCCAAAGAAAAAAAGAAAAAAGATAATACAACAGTTGTACTCGCCGCTGATATTGGTGCTGGAACTGGTGGTGATGAGTCAGTGCTTGTTTCAAGAATCAATGGTTTCTGTAAATTAGAATTTCGTAGTAAGAAGATGAACACGATGGCTTTTGCTGGAAAAATAGGCCAGACGGCGATAGAGTTAGAGGCAGAAGGTTTTTCAGTTGACAGGATAGTGGTTGATGGGACTGGATTAGGAATTGGTGTTTGTGATAGATTAGATGAAGATGAATATTTAAGAAAGCGGCTGGAGAGATTTATTGCTGGTGGAAAGCCCAGAAATAAAGAAAGGCTTAAATTAAATAAGCATGAACTGTTGACGAGAGATTATTTTAATGCGAAAGCTGAAGCATATTGGGAATTTAGAGAAGCAATGCAGGAAGGTAAGGTATCTTTACCTGATGATACTGATTTATTATCTCAGCTTCAGCCAATTAGATATAGGTTACGTTCTGATAGACAAATTCAAATTGAATCAAAGGATGATTTAAAAAGGCGTGGACTCAAATCTCCTGACATTGCAGAAGCATTTATTATGCTATATGCACGAGGAAGCAGGGTCGCATCTGATTTGAATATTTTTTATATTTAACGGAGAGAACTAGTAATGCTTAAAGTAAAAAAAATATCCCCTAAAAAATTAAAATTAAAATTAAAGGCCAAACTTGATAAGGCGTCCAAGACGACTCCTTTAATAGTAGCGGCAATTGGATTAAATAATCCAATCATTCGTCCCGCTACCAAATACACAGAATATGCCGAGCTTTATAATTCTAATGTTTGGGTTTATTCATGTATTAGGGCGATTGCAGATGCCGGTATGGGTTTACCTTTACGTGTTTTTTATAAAGCTCTCAATGATGAGGAAGTAGAAAAAGCAATTAAACTTAAAAAACGAGTTATTACTAAAGATCCAACTGATAAGGTTCAGTGGATTGAAGTGGACGATGAAGATAGAACTGTAATGCTACTTCAAAATCCGAGCCCCGTTGCGACTTGGGTAGATTTAGTAGAAGCTACAATGATATATTTAGAAATTGATGGTAATGCGTTTTGGGAAGTAAGTAGGGTTGGAGCAATTCCTACAGAATTATATCCGATGCGTCCTGATAGGGTATCAATAATTCCAAGAAAAGATGGTAAGGGCGTAAAAGGGTATCTTTTTAAATTAAATAATAGGGCAAAAGGAGCGACATTACCTGCTGAAGATGTCCTTCATTTTAAATATTTTAATCCTTTGGATGATTGGCGTGGAATGGGGTCCGTACAACCTGCAACCGATGCTATTATTAAATATCAGTATATTGATAGGTATAATAAGAATTTCTTTAAGAACGATGCTACTCCTGCTGGTTATTTATGGACAGAGCGCCCCTTAGAAGAAGAGGATATAAAGAGGGTATCTACACAGTGGAACCAGGGGCATAGGGGCGTTGGGCATGCACACAAAACCGCCGTAATGCCTTTCGGTCTTAAATACGAGAGGCTTGGGTCAGAGCCTAAAGGTGATTGGTTTACAGAGTTAGTTAAATCCTCTCGTGAGGAAATGTTATCTTCTTTCTCTGTTCCTCCAGTTCACGTTGGGTTGATGGAACATGCTAAGTATGATAATTATAAATTACAGGAATTTGCATTTTATCGTGGAACAATACGGCCAAAAACACAAAAGATTTCTGCTGTTTTAACTAGATTTTTGAATGATGAATTTGGGGAAATAGATAAGAAAACTTATTGGGTCGAGTTTGATTTTGAAGAATTCCTTGGTGAAGATATTAAACAGAAAATTGATAGATACTATCGATTATTCTCAATGGCGGCTATTACTCCTAATACAATTATTGAAGAATTTAATCTTGGTAAGCCCTATGAGGATGGTGATACTTATTATATTGCTCCGGGGTATTTGCCAGTTGATGGCGAATCAAGGCGTGAATTAGCAATGATGGGCGATGAGTACAACGAAGCAAAGCGACAGTTTGATAATGCTGTGGCAGAAGCACACCCGGCGACTAATGAGAATGCTCAAGATGGGGGCCAAGAGGAAGTAGCGGAAGAAACAGATGAGTAATGTTGCCATAGAACAAGTATCTGCTTTTCAGAACTTTCTAATTAGTTATACTAATTTACGAGAAGGTAAAATGATTCGTAGATTAAGTATTGATATTACCAGATATACACTATGGTTTAGTCGAGATTATGCGGATATTATTAATAATATTAGGCATAAAGTAGCCTTAGACTATTTGATGTCTCTCCAAAAAGCAGAAGTTAGTATCGAATTTATTGACATTGAAAATATAGAAGGAATGCGAGAATCATTAGAGAAAGTTTATGTTCAAATTTTGGTAAGCTCAGGAGAACGCGCCGCTGAATTTATGAATATTGGATTTTCCTTTAATTTAGTAAGAGATGAATATATTGAAGCGGCACGTAAGTTTTCTGGAGATTTAATTACCAATATTAGTAATGATACAAAATTGATAGTTAAAGACACTATTACCAGAGGCATTGAGGAGGGATGGGGAGCACCAAAGATAGGTCGTGCTTTAGAAAATTACGTTGGAATGAATCAACGGCAATTAATAGCATTAAATAAGCTTGAGGAGAAGTTAAAAAGATGCGGAATTACTGGAATAGATTTAGAGAGACAAGTCTCTAATGAAGCGGTTAAAAAAAGACGGTATCGTAATTTAATGATTTCTAGGACAGAAGCAGCAAGAGCAAGGTCTGAGGGGGCATTAGAAGTTTATAAAAAAGATGGACTTGAGAAGGTAATATATATTACAGCGTCAAATCCATGTCCTATTTGCTCCCCTTGGGAAAGTAGAGTATTAACATTGCATGAGGCTGAAGGATTAATTCCGCAACATGGGAATTGTTTATGTATGTGGATTCCGTATACAGAAAATATTGAAGAAAGTATTAGATAATAGGAGCAGTAATAATGAAAGTTAAGATTGAAAACATCACAGAAAAAATTCTTAAATCTATGGAAAACAACCAAGATTTATATGCTTTGAGAATGCGGTTTCTTCAATTATGGGATAAGTATTTTCAAAATACTTCCATTCATTCTGTGACACAGAGGCCGGGAGTTATTAATAAAGTAGATTTTCTTCATAATTATTCTTTGCTTATGTCTGAATTTAAGGACAGGGGGTTAGGGTTTAATACTCATTCTGTAGATAAGTATCTAATGAGGAAGAATTTTCTACGGGGTATTTCCCCGTCAGAAATTGGGGAGATTGTAGTTGCTCACGATTGCATTGTTATACACGGCGATGTTTTGAAAAATCCGAAAACTGCTGCTACTATGGATATTTCAGTAAGAAAGGATGTTAAGGATTTTCTGGAAACTAAGGATAACGAGGAAAGTTCTTTAATTTCTAAATTTATTACGAATCAAATTGATGGTGGCATTGAAATAAGAATAACTGACAATAAACCCTCTGGGGAAAAGTATGTCCCTCTCTTCGATTTGGTCTTACGGCCCCATAGTAGCTACGAAACCAAAGTCTGGAAAGATGGAGAAGAAGTAAGTAATGCTGATTTTACCTATGATATTGATAATACTATAGTTGCAACGATTGAGTCGAAAGAATTACGTAAGGATAACAATAAATTTGCCTATACATGTAAGTTAGGTAGTATTGATATTGGGCCTACGGAACTAATAGACGATTCATTAGTGGTTGGTACTAAGGTTAAATTAGAGCTAAATAAAAATGAATTTTCTGAAAATGGTGAATTGAATTTAAAGTTACATAAAATTTTAGAAGCCACGCAGGATGATGAAACTACTGGAGAGGCCTATAAGAAATTATTGAAAGTCCTTGAAACCACACAACTTAAAAAATTTGCTGATTTTAAGATAAACAAATTAAATACTCCAGAACACGTTGCAGGAGGCATTGTATATGAGCCCGATGTCGTAGATTTACAGGGTGATTTTACAGATCAAGCCGAAATTCAAAAAGCTATGTATTATTTTATGGAACAGCAACATCAGATGAAAATTATGCATGGTGGAATCCCACGAGATGATATTGTTGTATTAGAGAATTTTCAGGCTGAAATTGATACAATGAAGGGCGGCCAGCTCCTCAGGAAGGGTGCTTGGTATCTTACGGTCAAAGTCAACGATGAGGGAATTTGGCAAGATATAGAGTCTGGAGAAATTACTGGATTTAGTCTTGGTGGATATTCTCAGGCTGAAATTCTGGAATAAATTGTTTATTTTTTCACTAATGTTGTAATTACCATACCACTAAAATTTTATTATTGACTTCTATAAATTTTGTGGTATAATGCTATTCATTGAATGAAGACGAAGGCAGAGATTTGCGAGTACCTCCTACCTAATTTTCTCGTGAAATGCTACTAAAGCCTTGCTCAATAAGCACTTAGCGAGAAATCTTATGTTTTTTTCCACCGTAAATCCAAAGCGGAAATTATTTAACATTGAGGTTGATGAAGTCAGTCTCGTTGATAAGGCCGCTAATGGAAGAAAATTCTTTGTAATTAAAAGACATAAACCTATGGAGGTAAAACCCTTGAAAAAAGAACTGATTGATTTACTTAAATCATTCGTTCCACAGAACGCTGTGGTAGATTTGGAAAAGTTGGAAATCTCAGAAGAGGATCAAGAAAAGCTTTTAAAGTCTCTTAAAGTATTGGAAAGTTATAAAAATGACGTTCCGGACGAGATTATTAAGGCTATTTCTACGGTTCTTTTCACTCAAATCGAAATGAAAAAAAGCGATGAGATTGAACCTAAAAAAGATACCAAGGATAATACAGTAGACGTTTTGGACGAAGAAATACTTACTAAAGCCATTGTTGCGGCTATTGCAGAAGCGGCAAAACTTGATAAAGATGAAATTAAAGTTGGGGAACTTGTTACATCTTTAACTGAAAAACTTGATAAAATTCTTACTTGCGTTGAAAAGAAAGATGATTCTGAAGAAGACGAAGATAAAGAAAATGACAAGATGTACACTGAAAAAGAAGCTCAGAACATGAAAGATGAATCTTATAATAAAGGTGTAGAAGACACCATTGCCGAAGTTGAATCAACTTATGGTAAAGATAAATAACATTGGAGGTCTAATTTAGATGCCAAAGATTGATATTAAAAAAACTGTATCGGAAACAATGAAGAGCCTTGCTGTTCGCAAATCAACGTTGGATCCAGATGCAGGAAATGTAGAAAATAAAATTAGCCTTGCAAAATATATTCGTGGCGCTTCTGGCCGAGGTTGGGAAGATGCTGACGTAGATAAGTCTTTGTATTGCACGGTTAATAAAGTTCTCACAGAAGGCACGAGCACTGCTGGTGGTTTCTTAGTTGCTCCCGAATATTCTAAAGATTTGATTGGGTTGCTGGAAGCTAAATCAGTTGTTCGTCAACTGGGACCGCAAATACTTCCTATTAATAGTGATACTATTAATATTCCCAGAAATACTGATGGGTCTACTGCTTATTGGGTAGATGAAGATACGGCTACTACTGAAAGTGACCTTACTTTTGGGCAACTCACGCTAGTTCTGAAGGGGTTAGGCGCACTTGTTCGTACAAGTAATTTCTTGCTTGCAGACGCTTCTCCGGCAATTGATGCCCTTATTCGTAACGATATGATGTCTAAAATTGCCCTCTTAGAAGACCTTGCATTCTTGTTTGGTACTGGCGGTGATCAGCCCCTTGGTCTGTATAATGACCCCGATATTAGTAGTGTTATTCTTGGTGATCCTAATGGGGCTGCTCCCACAGTGGACAATCTTTATGATGCCATGTATGCGATAGAAGCCAATAACGCTAGTTACAATGCTTGGGTTATGAATCCCAGAACTAAGAATACGCTTCGTAAGCTGAAAGATGCTAATGGTCAGTATATTTGGCAGATGGGCGATATTACTAAGGGTGAGCCTGATACCCTGCTCGGCCTCCCGGTCAAGATGACTACTCAAATTCCGATTACTACGACTTGTGGAGTAAACGCTGACTGTTCTCACATTTTCTTAGGCGATTGGAGTGAGTTTATTATAGCAGAGCGTGCAAACGAAGGTCTGAAAATGGCTATTTCTGATGAAGAAGGTGATTCGTTTGCTAAGAATCTGTCGGCTATTCGCGGTGTGCTTAGAGTCGATTCTGGAGCTAGGCAACCCGGCGCATTTTATATTATTAATGGCGTTCGTGCGTAATTTATTACAGGAGTTTAATACATGCGAGATTTTGCAGGTGAAACTTATTACAAACAGCTTGTAGCTTGTGCTACGATTTTAGGTGCTTCTAGCAATACAAGTTCTGTTGATATGGAAACTTGTCGCAATGCTAAAGTTATTGTTGATTTTGTAAAAAGTGATGATGATTTTACCACGTTGAACATTCAACATTCAAGTGACGATTCAACATTTACAACTCATACCGCCATTGGCGCTATTGCCGCAACTGAAAATGATTCTTATGATTGTTCTCGGCTGAAACGTTATGTGCGCCTTAGTTGGACACGTAACGGTTCTGGTGGAAGTAGCACTTGGTGTGCTTACATAGTTGGTGACCGAGCACTTCGTAGTCCGGTTGAGGACTAACATTTAATTATACGGGGAGCTAATTTTTGGTGATGCAGTTTTCGACCTTTTCTAGACTATTTGTATTTGGCTTAAACAATACTGGCATTTCACCTATTTTAGCTCCCTTTATATACTTTTCAAAGGAGAATAAAATATGCCGGTGAATGAAGAATCTAGGCAAACAACTCTTCTCCCAGTTCAAAATTACACGGACAGGATTATAATTAGTGATGGTGGCAGAGTCGAAGATCAGGGAGGGGCCTCCTTTGAAGATGATTTCTTAGGCGATCTTATTGCTGATCAATATGCCGCTAATGCTGATGGTGGTGGAGCTTCAGCTATTGTTGCCGCCGTTGGTGGGACAGTAGGAATTACTACCGCCGCTACTAATGATAATAAATCAGAACTTACCGCTGAATTGAATTGGGCTGCTTCAAAGTCAGTTATATTTGAAGCAAGAGTGACTGTAGACGCAATTACTACAGTTAATTTTGAAGTTGGGTTGAATGATGCTAAAACAGAGGGGGCAACAACCCTTCCGTTTAGCGACAATGATACGCCTACTGCCGTTGCAACAAATGCTGTAATGGTTGGCTTTGATACAGATGCATCAACTAATACTAATTTAACTGCCTTAGTTGTGAAGGCTGGAGTAGCACAAGCCCTTGATTTAGGGGTCGCTCCTGTGGCCGCAACATATAATATCATACGTATTGAAACTAATACGGATGGGGATGCTGATTTCTTTGTGGATGGTGTTTACAAAGGCTCATTAGCAGACGCAGTAACAGCAGCGACTGCTCTCACTCCTTATATGGGAGTTCAAAACAGGACGACTGTTATTACTCGTAAGTTGACGGTTGACTATCTCCATTTATATCAGGATCGTTAATAGAGATAAGGAGAATATATTATGCCTGTAAATCCAGAATCAAGACAAACTGGACTTCTCCCCATTCAAAACTATACTGATAGAATTGTAGTTCATACTGGTGGTAGGATAGAAAATGCTGGAGGCCCTGCTTTTGAAGATGATTTCTTAGGTGATGTAATAGCTGACCAGTATGCCGCTAATGCTGACGGGGTAGGAGATACTGCCGTTACATCGGAAATTGAAGGCGCTATTATAGTTTATACGTCAGCGGCCAATGATGAAAAGTCTGAGGTTGCTACCGAGTTGAACTGGGCCGCTTCTAGGTCTGTTATATTTGAAGCAAGAGTACAAATTGAGGGTGATATTACAACGGTTAATGCCCAAGTTGGTTTGAATGACTCAAAGGTTGAACCGGCTTCTAATCTTCCGTTTAGTGATAATGACACTCCCACAACTGCAACAAATAATGCTATATTGGTAGGATATGATACAGATGCAGCTACCAATACTAATTGGACGGCATTGACTGTTAAAAGTGCGGGAACACCACAAGCCCTTGATTTAGGTGTGTTACCAGAAGTAGATGAATATAATGTAATTCGCATTGAAACCAATACAGATGGAGATGCGGATTTCTTTATAGATGGTACTTACGTTGGAACTTTGGCTGATGCTGTAGATGCTGAAACGCCCCTTACTCCTTATTTTGGATGTCAAAATAGGTCGGCGGCGACAAGAACTGTGATGGTTGATTATTTACATTTATATCAAAATCGTACTGGTGATGCTGATACTGTTACAACCACTACGACTACAACGACAACGACGACTAGTACGACGACCACAACGACAACCACTACTCCGTAATGGAGAAGTTTAAATTAAAGTAAGCTGTTGGACAACTCATTGTTGTTTTCCTAAATTTGTGGGGGGATTAAGTTCCCCCTACAATATATAATAGCACCTTTTTTGGAATAGTTTAATATGTATCCAAATAAAACTTTCAATGTTTCAGATAGGCTTGTAATTGGACCAGTTGCTCGTACGTTGGAGACTTTGTTGGGCCGAGAAATTTCGTTGGAACTTCAGTGGCTAACTGTTCGTAATGTTGGTGATGCTACCATTTATTTTTCAACAGATACAGCGAGTACAAATTCGGCCCCTTTAGCAGAAAATGAAGTTATTACTTTTGTTCAAAATCAAGCTAATTTTAATGAGTTATCTTTTATTACCGGAGGCGCGGCGCAACCATTAGTTGTTATTGAAGGTAGAGTTCATTGGGAAATTCTTGGTGCAGCTACCGCATTTCCTACTATTACTACTACTACAACAACTACTACGACTACAACAACAACTACTACAACAGCAGCACCACAACAATAAAGAATTATCATATAGTTAGTGGAGTAACAAAAGTGTGGCTCGATTTTCAGGTAAAGATGGTTATTTCAAGGTCAATGAAACAGGAAGTGTGCCAGAGGAAACTCTGGCTATCACTAACTGGACTTTAAATATAGAATCAGAGCAAATAGAGAACTCCGGTTTAACCAGCGATGGTTGGCGGGAGTTTTTCATTGGAATGAAGTCTTGGACTGTCTCTGCTTCCGCGCATTGGGAAACCACTGAAACTAAAATATATAGATCCGACCCTACTCCTCCAATGATTTCAGTAGATAATGAATTAGATTGGCAAGGAATTTCTGATTCTACTTATGGGTATCAATGGCAAGGAACAGTAGTTGTTTCTAGGGTATCAGTGGAAGTTGGAATTGACGCAACAGTTAAATATAATATAACTGCAATAGGTACTGGGGAATTAGTTTATCCTATAGACGTTGACCTTACTACAACAACTACAACGTCAACTACTGCTGCTCCAACTACAACTGGAGCCCCCACAACAACGGAACCGCCGTCTTCAACGGCATTTCCTCCAATTACAACTACGACTACCACTACAACGACAACTACTAGCACTACGACTACTACAACTACGACTACCAGTACGAGTACAACTACTACTACGACCACTAGCACAACCAGCACTACAACGACAACTACTAGCACTACGACCACAACGACTACTAGTACAACAACCACAACTACAACGACGACTACAACAAGCACGACTACAACGTCAACTACTACGACAAGTACCACCACTACTAGCACAACGACGACTAGCACAACGACTACTACTACGTCAACAACAACAGCAGAATATTTATTTACAGATTATTTTGACGATGAATCATTAGACGCAAGATGGGTCAAAGAATATGGTACTGCTGGAGCAATTAGTGAAACTGCAGAGCCAGGATTCTTACAAATAACACCAAGTAAGGGAGGTATTTAACAATGAGTTACCTTGATCAGAAGCGAGAATTAGAGATAGAACCATATGAAGCGGCAGCAGAAGAAGCTGGAACGAGTGAAGTTTCTGACGTTCAGGAAAAAGAAGTTATTTATCCTATAGATAAAACAACACGGAGACAAAAATTAGGATATTCTTGTCTATTAAAAGAAGCGGCTCGTAGAGAACATGCACAAAAACAAATTGATAATAAAGATGGGAAACTCTCAGATGAGGATTTTTCTTCTTATAAAGAAACGTATGAAGTTAGTATGAGGGCAATTAGTAAATCTATTAGTGATAGAAAACAAGATTCTACACTGGAAGATTTAAATGAAGTTGATTTAGTAAATCATATCACATTTGATAAAATAAATATTCCAGTAGAAAAAGATACGTGGGAAAAGCAGTTGGGTTGGGCGTTAGATGCTAGAGAAAAAATGCGTAGAGACCATAATGAAAAGGGAACTGCTTATAGAGATGGCGATTGGTCTAATTCTCAATGGGTTTATTTTAAAGATTCCTTTGATGCAAAAAGTATGGTGCTTTCAAAGAAAATTAATGACTTGAAAGATAATCCTCCTCAAGCGGATATAGATTCAATAGTAATTATTGATGTAGTTAAAGACAAAATAAAAATGGTTGAAAAATAAATGGCTTATGAAGACCTAACTGGCTTTACGCAGGTTGACCCGAACAGTAATTACACAACAACAACCATAAAGTGTACCTTTGCCGCCTTAAGGCGCGATGCAGATGCCTACGTTTATAAATCATATGGCTCAAATTATTTTGGTGATTTTGCCCACAGTTATGATTTTGAGTGGACGGCACAAACCGCGAACGCCGAACTGGTTGGGCTTTGGGCGGTTACCGATACTCCTGCCAGTCACGGTGATATGTGGGCTAATGCCAATGGCCTTGTCACGTATATTGTTCGTGGCTGGCAGGGAACAAAATTAGGACTTGCTAATTATGCTGGGCATAATGAGGACCACTCCTCTGTGCTTTCAAAAGATACCCAGTATTGGGTAGATGTTTCCCGAGATGGCACTGCTGGGGAAGCTAAGATATATTCCAATGCAGCCAAAACAACCCTTGTTGATACGGTGTCTGTGGTGACATCCGAACAAGAATATGAATATTTAATGTGTGGCTGTTCAAGGGAAGATGGAAATGATGGTGGCGACACATTTACTGGTTATAGCGAAAATTATGATTTAGATGCTGATGCAACTACTACAACTAGCACCACTACAACAACTACAACCACCTCTACTACAACTACTACGACAACAACGACGACCACGAGCACCACTACGACGACAACTAGTACAACTACAACAACTACAACAACTACGACTACCAGTACAACGACGACTACGACTACAACGACAAGCACCACTACTACGAGCACAACGACGACAACAACGTCTACTACTTCAACAAGCACAACGACAACTACCAGCACTACTACAACGAGCACAACGACTACCACTACAACGGAAGCTCCAACTACAACAACAACGACTTCTACAACAACAACAGCCGGGGCTGATTATACATTTACGGGCGCGGGAACGACCGATTCCAATGGTGATTATACTGAAAATGGAACAAATTTAGGTAAGCCAGCTTATGAAGGCCCAAATAATTATTGGTTGAGCTTTGATAATGCAATGGGTGATTATTGGTGTATTACCCCTGCTGGAATTTGGCCGGTCGAAGCGGCTGATTATTTTCTTGCAGGTAGTGGTGATACTCCGCCATTGGGGGAATATGCGGCTTATAATGGAGACGCACCGAATGGAACATTGGCAGAAGCCACAACTACCACAACAACAACTACGACCACTTCTACTACAACTACTACAACTACGACTAGCACGACAACCACTACTACAACTAGTACTACGACAACAACGACGACCACGAGCACCACTACGACGACAAGCACCACTACTACGAGCACAACGACGACAACAACGTCTACTACAACTACTGAGGCCCCTTATGGCCCATGTTGGGCGTATCAAATAGCGGATAGTGATTTTGATGTATATACTTATTTTACTAACAATGGAACTGTAAATAGAATTGAAGGTGGGCTACACTGTGCTAATGATGCAGAAACAGCAAGAGCATCAATAAGATTATATTATTATAATGGAAATTGGGAAATTGGTTTAAAAATAAATAGTAATTCTGAAGTTATTGATAATGCGTATGCGTTTGACGCAGTTTATTTTAGAATGAAAAGAGTTGGAAGCACTTTTACTTATTACCATGCCCCTCCGGGATATTATGCTTGGGGATTAATTCCGTGGGAAGAAATTACACCTACCATTGATAATATTAGTACTGCTGATTCTATGAATTTGGGATTGTATGGAGTAACTAATGGAAATGAGATACAGAGTACATTAGATTATAATTTCTTTATTGTATTAGTGGGGGGGCCTACTAAGACCACTACTACGACTACTACTACCACCACTACTGCGGGGCCTGTTCCAGATGATTGTTGTGCCGATTGTTATTGTGATACTGCTAGTCAAGGAACAGTTTTAGGCGAGTGTACGTGGGATAGTGGTGATTGTGGAAGCGCAGGTACAGGTTTTTGTACTTACACTGAGACTGCTAGCATTTGTGCGACGGGCATTGGTGGCGATGCTTATGGTGCAGATTGTACGGCTGGAACTGGAACGGAAACTTCTTATGATTATACAAGTGATAATTGTGTCCCGGTTTAACAGGAGATAAAATAAATGGTTTGTCCTTATGAAATATCCAGAACAGATAAAAATGCTAAATGCTCTCAGCTTTGTTCTGCTTCTGGATTTACTGTTTCAGTTAGTCTAAAGTTGTGTGAAAAATGTGATAAAAAACCCCTTGAAACTTCAACATCAGTGAAGGCTATGTTGGTATCAGCACTACGCTCTAGGTTAATAGCTGGAGATTGTCCTCGTTATCAAGTCCCTAACCCTGTAGATATAAAAAAGGCAATGACAAAGTTAAAATCTCTAATCAGTAATGATGCGTTAGAAGAAGTTTTTGAGAGTATGATTTATAATCAAAGTAGGATAAAAGAATCTGATGGGGGACATCCCCTTACTACTTTAAATACTAAATTTAATGAGATAGCAGTTGAATTTGAAATGCAGCCTGTACTAGAAAAATTAGCAGGAAAACATAATGGCAGTAGTAAATAATACGCCTTTTATAAACATTTTAGAAAGTCTCTCCATGCTTAGAAATGGTGAAGATAATATAGTAAAAGCACGTAGAGCTATTTGTAATGAATGTTCTGAACATTATTTTAAGAAGAATGTATTAAGATGTAAAATTTGTGGGTGTTCCGACCCCACCACTAAGCGCCCCCGTTGTCCTGTGGGTAAATGGGGAAAATCTTTAGCAGAATTGAAGTAAAATATGGCATACGAAAATTTAACTACATTCACTGAAGTTGACCCTAATGGGGATTTTACGCTAACTGCTACTCGATGTACAGTAGATACTATGCGTAGAGATGTAGCTGCATGGGTTTTTAAATCGTATGGAGCCAATCACTTTGGTGATTTTGATCACGATTTTACATTTGCTCACACAGGTGGAACTGTAAATACAGTATCAAATTGGGGTGTTTGGGGTGTTACTGACATTCCCGGTACAATTGCTGACAATGAAGATGGCATTTATATTGAAATTGATATGTCATATCCGCGCCTTCGGTTCCTGAATCTTGGGGTATATAGTGCGGATGCTTGGAATGGTTTAGTAGCCCTTACAACTTATTACTGTACAGTCACTCGTAATACTACTACTGGACAATTAAAGATTTATTCTGATTCTGCTCGAACGATACTATTAGACACCCTCTCTGTTACAGCAGCAGCAACTCAATTTGAGTATTTATTGGTAACTCAATCAACAGAATCAGGTATTAATCCTGACCAAACGATATCCGGTTATACGGAGAATTTTGATTTAAAAGGTGGTGGAGTTACTACCACAACCACAACGACGACTACTACTTCAACAAGTACAACGACAACAACGAGTACAACGACCACCACAACGAGCACTACTACTACGAGCACAACGACCACAACAACCACAACTACGAGTTCGCCTATTTTTACAGTAGCAAGCGTATTAAGCAATGAGTTATCTATTACAGGAACTTTAGCTCAGAATTTAACTATCAGTAGTACATTAGAACAATAAAGGGATTATTTATGGCAAACAATGTATTTCAAAGAAATGAAACTATAATTTGTTCTATTACTATTACTGATGCTGATAGTGTTGCAATAAATCCTGATACATCTATGACTATAACTATTACTGATTGTTCTGGAGATGTTATTATAGATGGAGTTGCCATGACAAATGATGCCGTTGGTAGTTATCATTATGATTATAATCCTGCTACGGATGCAGAATTGGGTGGATGTAAAATTAGATATAAGGCAACAAATAATAGTCGTCTTACCATCGTAGATGATTACTTTAATTTGAGGGCATAATTATGGCATGTGGACTGACTAACTTAGCTAATGCAAAATTATATTTAGGAATACCAGAGTCAGATTCCACCAAAGATGATTTATTATTGATGATAATAGACCAAGTGGAAAATACGGTAGAACGCTATTGTAATAGGACTTTTGCATCTACTAGCTATACAAAAAAGAGATATAATGGAAAAGGTAGTGCCATCCTTCAATTTGAGGATTATCCTGTAACGGCTATTAGTAGAATTGCTACAAATACGTATGGTGTATTTTTATTAAATAATACGTCAACTGATGCATCTCATGCAACAGTTGCGGTGTCTACTACAGGAATAACCTTAGTTATTGTGGGTGGTGTTAATGCTGGAACGGATACC